TGATCGATCACCTGAGTGAAGATCAGCGACGTGCCTACATTCTAGCCGACAACCGGTTAGCCGAGCTGGCCGGCTGGGAGCCGAAAATCCTAGCCACCGAATTGCAATTCTTGACATCCGTCGATCTGGATTTCGACCTTTCGGTGGTCGGCTTCGAGACAGCCGAAATTGATCTCGCTATCGAAGGGCTCGCGCCGGATGGCGACGATGAGGCAGATAAAATCCCCGAGGCCGATCCGGCAGCGCCACGGGTCTCTCAGGTAGGCGATCTCTGGTGTCTGGGAACCCACCGGCTGCTCTGCGGCGATGCCCGCGATCCGGCAGCCTATGACAGGCTCATGGGCGACGAGCGCGCGCGCATGATATTCACTGACCCACCGTACAATGTCCGGATTGACGGTCACGTCTGCGGTCTCGGGGCCGTCAGGCACCGAGAATTCGCGATGGCATCCGGCGAAATGTCCGAGACCGAGTTTACCGAGTTCCTTGAGACCGCCCTCGCCAACATGACGGCCGTAAGCCTCGACGGAGCCCTCCAGTACTTATTCATAGACTGGCGCCATGCTTATGAACTTCAATCCGCTGCTCGCAAGGTCCCCTTAGTGCCCATGAATCTCTGCGTCTGGAACAAAACCAACGCCGGGATGGGTGCGTTCTATCGCGCCCGGCACGAGTTGATTTTCGTCTTCAAGGTTGGGAGCAGTCCTCACATCAACAACATCGAGCTCGGCCGCTTTGGAAGGAATCGCAGTAATGTTTGGACCTATCCCGGAGTGAACAGTTTGGGGCCCCGCCGCATGCGAGAGCTCCAGATGCATCCCACCGTCAAGCCGGCTGCCCTGGTGGCCGACGCCATCAGGGACGCTTCCCACCGAGGCGACATAGTACTTGACCCATTTTGTGGCAGCGGCACGACGATCATCGCCGCCGAGAAGACCGGGCGCCACGCCGCCACGATCGAGATCGATCCGGGTTATGTGGATACCTCGATCCGCCGCTGGCAGACGTACACGCAACAGGACGCGATGCACGTCGAGACTGGGTTGACGTTCTCCGAGATTGCCGTGGTCCGCAGTGGAGAGACGGAGCCTGCCCAGCCTCATAAGGAGGTCCCCGATGGCCGGTGATTATGAAATCGGGTACAGCAAGCCGCCGAAGAGCACTCAATTTCAGAAAGGCCAGTCCGGCAACCCCGCCGGCCGGCCAAGGGGCACCAAGAACCTCGGAACCGACCTCCTGGAGGAGCTGCAGGAACTAGTCTTGGTCCGCGAGGCCGGCGGTGAGAAACAGCTCAGCAAGCAGCGGGCTCTTCTCAAGTCCATCACGGCCAAAGCCATCAAGGGCGACACCCGTGCCGCCAATCTCATCGTCTCCCTGGTCCTCCGCATTCTAGAGGAAGACCCCGATGACGGCACCGAGACGCCGCTCTCGTCCGAGGAGTGGGCCATCTTGAAGTCCCTGGAGGCGCGCCTGCCCTGCGAGCCCGAAACCAATGGCGCCGCCGAACGCAAGAGCGTGAGACGAGCCGCGAACGACGGGAGGGAATCGTGAGCCGCTCCGCGCGAAAGCTGCTGAACGGCCGGCTGCACCGTGATCTGACTTGCTTCGTCCAGCGCTGTGTTCAGACGGTCGCGCCCGGTCGCGCTTATCAGCACAACTGGCACATCGAGGTGATCGCCTCGCACCTCGAGCGATGCCTCGCAGGAGAGATCACGCGCCTTATCATCACTTTGCCGCCGCGGAGCCTGAAGTCAATTTGTACCTCCGTGGCCTTCCCGGCCTGGGCCCTCGGCCACGATCCGGCTCTACGCATCATTTGCGCCAGTTACACTGGCGACCTTGCCGCCAAACACGCGCGCGACTGTCGCGCCGTCATGGAGAGTTCGTGGTATCGCGGGGTTTTCCCCAACACCCGGATCGATCCCGCCAAAAATAGCGAGCTCGAATTCGCAACCCGGCGACAAGGCTTCCGGCTCGCCACCTCGGTCGGCGGCACACTCACGGGCCGCGGCGGCAACCTCATCATCGTCGATGATCCGCTCAAGGCCTCCGATGCCATGTCGGAGGCCAAACGCCAACTGGCCAACGACTGGTTCCGTAACACCCTTTACAGCCGCCTCGACAACAAGGCCCACGATCGGATCGTCATCGTCATGCAGCGCCTCCATGTCGACGATCTCGTCGGCCATCTGCTCGAGAGGGATGAAGGCTGGGTCCACCTCAATCTCCCTGCCCTTGCCGTTGCCGACGAGCGTTTCGTTCTTGGTGATGGTCGGATCTACGCGCGCAAGACCGGCGAGGCGCTGCATCCTGACCGCGAGCCGCGCGAGATCCTCGAACAGATCAAGCACTCCCTCGGCAGCTACGATTTCGCGGCGCAGTTTCAGCAAAATCCGGTACCGCTGGGCGGCGGGCTCATCAAGTGGGATTGGTTCCGCTTCTACGACGCACCACCCGAGCGTCAGGAAGGCGACTCTGTGACCCAGAGCTGGGACACAGCCTCCAAAGCTGATGAGCTCCACGACTTCTCGGTTTGCACGACCTGGCTGCGCCGCGGCGAGGACCACTATCTCCTCGATGTCAGCCGTTCACGGTTGGAATACCCGCCCCTCAAGCGGCACATCACTGACTTGGCCAAGCGCCACCATGCAGATGCGGTCCTAATCGAAGATAAGGGTTCCGGCATCCAACTGATCCAAGATCTCCAACATGAGGGCCAGGTCCGACCGATTGGGATCACGCCTCAGCAGGACAAGGTCACGCGGATGAGCGGCCAATCGGCAAAGATCGAGGCCGGGTATGTCCTCTTGCCCGAGAAGGCGGGCTGGCTCGACGACTTTCAGGTTGAGATCCTCCAGTTCCCTCGTGGCCGCCACGACGATCAGGTCGACAGCCTGTCCCAGTATCTAGCCTGGGAGCAAACGCACAGACCCATTGAAGGCGAGTGCTGTGCGATCGAGAGCCCGTTTTATCTCAAATTGATCAGTGAGTTTGGAGAGCCATCTTCTCGGAGATAGCTATTAGAGCCTCAATCGGCAAACGGTTGAGAATTGATCCTTCGCGGGTCTCATAGAGCCGCGAACCAAATTCCAGCAACCCTCGCTATTGGCCTCTCTTTCCACTGGACTTCCCAGCCAAAGGAAGCGTCCATGGTGGTCGACGAAAGGGCTGCCTTCGGCCCATCCCCACCCCGACCGGCTGACCGGCGGGGCTTCAGGGGGTGGAAGCACCGCAAAAATCGCGGCGCAGTAAACCGAAGGAGGCTCCCATGAGCAAATCCCCGAACACCCGTAAGAAGACCTCTAGTGCCGCCACGCTCCAAGGCGCGTCAGGCCGCAAGCCCGCCAAGACGGCACGTCGCACTGCAACATCCGGAAAAGGTGGGAGCCAATCGCGTCACCGCGGCAATGGCGCCCGTCGGAACGTCAAGGCCGTAGTCAGGAACGGCACCAAGCAGGCCATGCTGATCGATCTCCTGGATAGTGCTGGCGGCGCGAGCGTCCCTGAGATGGCCGCCAAGACCGGCTGGCAGCCGCACTCGGTGCGCGGTGCCATCAGCGGCACGCTCAAGAAAAAGCTCGGCCTCACCGTCGAAAGCGAGGTCGTCGAGGATCGCGGCCGGGTCTACCGCATCGCCGCACGCGGCTGATTCGGCGGATCGGTCATCGGGAAGATCCGACCATGCGGAGCGCACGCAGATCGGAAGACGCGGCGGATGAACTTGCCGCCATCCCGGAACTCTCCCGGACGGCCCTGGTCGAGCGGTGGGCGGCGGCCTATGGCCGGCCGCCGCCCAAGGGCCTGAGCCGACGCCTGCTCGAATACGCTGCGGCGTGGCACCTGCAGTCACAGGCCTTCGGCGGCCTCGATCCCGCCCTGCGACGCAGGCTTCAGCGGCAGGCGAAGCAGGGCGAAGTCGGGACGTCTCATGTCTCTCGGGCGGCCGGGTTAAAGAGCCCGCCGCCGGGGAGCCGTCTGGTCCGCGAATGGCATGGGCGGACCTATACCGTCGATGTCCTCGAAACCGGGTTCCTGTTTTATGGAAAGCATTACGGCTCGCTGTCCGAGGTCGCCCGCGCCATCACCGGTGCCCGCTGGTCCGGGCCGAGGTTCTTCGGACTATGAGTGCCAAGATCAGATGCGCTATCTATACACGCAAATCGACCGATGAGGGCCTGGAACAGGAGTTCAACTCGCTTGATGCGCAACGCGAGGCCTGTGAATCGTACATCCTGTCCCAACGCGGCCTGGGATGGGTGGCCTCGCCCAAACGCTACGATGACGGCGGGCTTTCGGGCGGCACGCTGGAGCGCCCAGCATTGCGGACACTGCTGGCCGATATCGAGAAGAACAAGGTCGATCTGGTCGTCGTCTACAAGGTCGACCGGCTCACCCGCTCGCTCTGCGACTTCGCCCGGATGGTCGAGACCTTCGATGCCCACGAGGTCTCCTTCGTTTCGGTGACCCAGCAGTTCAACACCACGACCTCGATGGGCCGGCTTACGCTCAACGTGCTGCTGTCCTTCGCCCAGTTCGAGCGCGAGGTCACGTCGGAGCGGATCCGCGACAAGATCGCGGCCTCTAAGAAGAAGGGCATGTGGATGGGCGGGCTGCCGCCGCTCGGCTACGACGTACGGGACAAGAAGCTGGTGGTGAACCGGGACGAAGCCGAGACCGTGCGCGCGCTGTTCCGTCTCTATCTCGAACTGGGGACGGTGAAGAAGCTCCTCGAGGAATCAAACCGGCTCGGACTCGTCACCAAGCGGCGCATACGATCGGATGGGCAGGAGACGGGCGGTCAGTCCTTCACCAGGGGGCATCTCCACCAGCTGCTCGCCAATCCGATCTATGTCGGCGAAATTGCCCACAAGGATGTCGCCTACCCGGGGCAGCACGACGCCATCGTCGAGCGGGAGATCTTCGAGGCCGTTCGCCGCCGTTTGGATGGCAACGCGGCCGAGCGACATTCCGCGACCAACGTCAAAGCGCCGAGCCTCCTGACCGGGCTGGTCTACGACGAGACCGGTGACCGGCTGTGTCCGACCCACGCCAACAAGCAGGGCTGCCGCTATCGCTACTACATCTCGAAGCGTCTGATGCACCGGACCGGTTCGACCGAAGGTGGCTGGCGCCTGCCGGCGAAGGAACTGGAGCGAACAATTGTCCAAACGATCGGCGACTTCCTGAGGGATGAGCTACGGACCATCAGCGCGTTGGACTTGACCGGTGTCGCGCCTGATCGCTTACGCACGATCCTGTGTCGTGCGGCGGCGGTCGCGCGTGACCTGGACGATGAACGGTCCGAGCGCCAACGTCGGCTTCTGCAGCGCCTCCTTCACCGCGTCACGCTTCATCCCGATTCGATCCGGATCAAAATCAAACGCTCCGGGCTCGGCAGCTTGGTTTTCGGGAAGGGTCCCGACAGCGCAGCGCACCGAGAAGGGCTGATTGACCTCACCGCCCATGTTTTGCTGAAGCGTCGCGGTGTAGAGGCAAAACTGATTGTGTGTGGAGCACAGGGTGAAGCCGCCATCCCCGATCCAAAACTCATAGCCCTGCTGGCACAGGCCCATCGCTGGCTCGACCAGCTGGCCCGAGGAAAAATCGAGTCCGCCCGGGAGATCGCGCGCCGTGACGGGTTCCACCCCAGCGAGGTCAGTCGCACCATCCAGCTCGCCTTCCTGGCGCCCGATATCGTCGAGACCATCCTCGCCGGGCGTCAGCCGGTCGAGCTCACGCCAAGGCGCCTCATGCGCATCGGCGAATTACCGCTCGAATGGCACCGCCAGCGCCGCCTCCTCGGCCTCCACGCCTGACCAGCCCTCCCGAAGAGCGCCATCATCGGCCCAAAGAATTGACCGCGAATTCCCCCGCCGGAGACGCTGGGGCGAATTGGCCGGGAGAACGCCGCCAGCGCCGTCTCCACACCGTTCATATGCGCCGCAAACCGCACGAACCTGGCGGAAACCCGCCGGTTCGCGCGCCCCAGGGATTGGACACCGAAATTGGGGCGGGTGGGTGGTGGGCCCGGCAGGACGCTAACGCTCC